CCCCAAAAGGGTACCAGTCGACAGTCTCCCGCGTGCGTGATCGAGCAACTCCATTCGGGTTCGGTACGCAGCTGGGGAGTTTAACTTCCCCGCAGTATGCGATCCTTGTCGCGCTCGGGCTTGCTCGAACGCGGTAGATGTACACACAACTGAATACACAACCGAACAACAATTGAACAGGGCTTCATGCCCACAATTGAACACAGAGTAGGAGCCCATCGTGGCATTCACTGATCCGCAGTCTATCACCATCTCCGGCGTGACGACCCCTCTCGTCCGTATCCTCACGGGTACGACGGTCGGGACGTTCCGCTCGGCGGATGGATCAATCGAGCTAACCTCGATCCGCGCGGCACTGGCAAGCGCCGCCGGAACGTGGCAAGGCTCTACGTGAAGAAAAACGTGACCGATCCCCTGACGGGGCTCATCACGGTGCAGGGCTACATGGTAAGCCGGACGTTCGATCGACCCCTCTCGGGGATCACCGACGCCGACATCACCGCTGCAAGCACTGCTCTCAACACGTGGGAGACTGCATCCAGCAATGCGAACCTTAACAAGCTCGCTGCTGGTGAGAACTGAGCATGGAGAATATCTTTCTCATCTCCCTGCTCTTCCTGACTGGCGCCACCGGTTTTGCAATCGGTGCGCTGTTGGGAGTCGTTCTCGGGCGGGGCCGTCAGGCCCTACCCGCGGCAGGCTAACGCCTACCGCATCAGTGTTTCACGATGGCTTGGATCCCGAACACCCCAGAAAGGGGACGGAATGAAAAGCCAAGTAGTTCTCCTGGAGCGACTCCTGCTGGATGCAGGAGACTCCGTGGGATTCGACCCGTCACGTGATATTCTCACGTTGCGTAAGAGATATGATCATGAGGGCGAACCCTTCATGACCATCACATTGCCTCGCCTCGACGACCTGCTTCTTGCAGGTTTGAGAGACGGAGTACTCCCCGAATTCACGGGGTGGTACTCGCGGTGTGCCTATCCAGAGTTCCTTAGGGATCTTTGGGCAGGTATCTTCGAGCGTGACGGTGTACTGCGTGAATCTCCTAGCGTAAACGCGATTCGTTGGCTTCGGCAGATCTCTCGAACCTTCAAAAAGGTGTTCGAAGTCTGCTCTGCCGACCGCGTCGAGGCGTCGATCGAGAGGTGGGTTCAGATTGATTCTGAACTTCCCTCACGTCGAGACATTAAGTCTAGCCTCGATCCTTACGCACCGATGGTTGCCCAGATACTCTTTGGGTCGATTATCGGTTCGGCCATAACCTCTCCCCTCGTGGGGCGGCATGGTCCGGGAGCTGTATCAGAACGATTCGGCGCTAACAGTAGGTGGAATTTCACCAGAATTTCTGCAAGCGCGGACTCTCTCTTCGGTGCGGAATCATTCCGTCCAACATGGGAGTCCCTGTCGCAGAGGCCACCGGATTTCGGTGTTGTCCCTGCGCGGTTGGAGGCTGTCCCAAAGACAGCTGAGAAGCCACGCCTCATTTGCATCGAGGCGAGCTACAACCAGTTTATGCAACAAGCCCTCATGCACAATCTGCGTGATGAGCTGGAGCGTAAGCACAGCGTCTGCTCTTTCATAGAACAGACAACGAATCGGGAGATGGCGTTAGAGGCGTCGGTGAGTGGCAGGAGTGCCACCATCGATCTGTCTGACGCTTCGGATAGGGTCGCGATGGCGTTGGTTGAAGAGTTGTTCCGGTTTAATCCGGCATTCCTCCGTTACCTCCGCCTGTCGCGTTCTCCGTTCGCACAGCTGCCCGGAGGTGGACTTGTCTTGCTTAACAAGTTCGCCTCGATGGGCTCTGCGTTGACGTTCCCTGTGGAGGCCATGGTCTTCACGGCGCTGGTTGTTACCAGCATTTGTCGACGCACTGGTGACTTCTCCTCCGCCGCTATCAAGCGGTGGGGTACCAGAGGTCATGGGTTGAGTGTTTACGGTGACGATATCATATGTCCCGTTGAGCACGCCCAAACCGTGATGGATGGCCTAGAGTCCGTCGGACTCAAGGTCAATCGTTCAAAGAGTTTCCTTTCGGGGAAGTTCCGAGAATCGTGTGGGATGGACGCCTATGATGGTCAGGATGTTACTCCTGTCTACATGCGGCGTGGTCTTCCACAAAATCGCGGAGAGGTTGACGAAACGATTTCGCTGACGTCGTTTCGTAATCAGATGTGGGCCAAGTTCGGTGACAACCGAACCATCCACTGGCTAGACGTATATCTCACACGTCGCGCCGGCCTCACGTACATCCCAGCTGGGGTGGACGCGATTGGTCTCTGGTTTTCTCCTCACATTGATGGATCCCCAGTGCAGCTTCGTTGGAATGCTGCCCTCCAGCGGTTGGAGACAAAGGCTCTAGAGCCTAAGTACTCATACCGGGAGGACGTAGCGTCCGATGATGGGACTCTGTTCAAGAGTCTTTCAACGAACCGAGGCGGCCTTGGCTTCCTTGCTTTGTTGGAACTCGAACGTGCCGCTAGGCGCGAACGGGCCCACAAAGGCATCTCTGTAGGGAGATCACAAGATCTCGATGGACGTCCTGTAGCGTCAAAGCTCTACTACAGGTGGGTGGCAGTCGGATAGTCAATCCGAGTGCCATGAGGGCGAC